GTCCTTTGTCGAATAGATCTTTTATGCTCATTTGTTTCCCAACTACCTATACAACTAATTATCTTCAACTCTAAATTTGAACACTTCTTCTTGTTCTCTCCATTGTCCTGCGACATGATAAGCCAATTTAATGCCGTATAGGTAACCGGGCTCTAACAATGACATATCTAAATCAAAATAACTTCCAGAAACATCATATGATAAATATGTGTGATTTGTAGCGCTGCCAGTTGAGTTATTAACGACTGTCCTTTCGTCAACCATGCGAAGTATTTCGTATGAAGCGCTCATAATAATGGTGTTTTCTAGATCCTTCGAGGCAACTGAATATATATTCGGACTCCAATTACGCGACCTTATAAAAACCCTAAACCGTGCCTGTTCGTTCTTAACATATTTTGGTTTCAAATTGGTGATTTTCGAAACATATTGATTGTACTGATTCCAATTTGGTGAATTTAAGGTTGACGGCCTGATTGAGCCAGTTTTATATTCTATACTTCCACTGTGCCAAACATCATATATTGTCTTTAGTGTGGTTGACCCAGTGAAAGCGAAAGAAGCAGAATAAATACCGGTAGAGACCCAACCACCTGTAACGTTATAGTCGCCGTCAGCAACAACCCCGCCGCCGGCGCTAAGAGCCAACTTACCAAATGACGAATTGGGCCCAGTATCATCAGCAGAACCAGAGTATATACTTAGCTCAATTTTATCAACGCCTATTGCGGGGATATCTCTAAGTTGACCCCTCACATAGTTGTAAAAATACAAAGTATTTAAATTATCTGAAGCTGGTGCAAGTGAACTACTATAGTAAAAATATCCCCTATCGTCTCTTATTCTCGAATCCCACCTAGCCTCAATCGCAGGCTTTTTAAAGAAGAATTCACTTGAGCGCGAAAAGAAGCGCTTCGTATAATAGCTGGTTTTTTGACCATCTGGGTTATGTAGCACCGGTCCGTCATCTAAGCCAGAAGAATTAGATGTGTAGGCCTCCTGACTCGAAGTCAAGAAAACACCAAAGCCATAATTATCTTTCGTACTAGCTATCCACTCTTCAACAGCAGAAGTCACATCCAATTCCATATCTTCGTAACCCTCTGCGAACGTATACGTATAGTTTGGCATGGTTTTTGCGCCTTCGTAGGAAGAGGAGTGATATTCTCCGCCTTGTTTCCCCCATTTATCTGATTTGGTACGACTAGTCCAATTTGATCCCTCAATGCTGTCTTTAGTTTTATCAGTATAGCCTTCCATGTCCAGGCCGCGGCCTTCTTCCCAAGATTGAGACACAGCTAAAACATTAACTGTAAAGTTTTTTGGCAATTGTTCCGAATGGCGCGCATTGAACATTCTTAGGTAAAAATTAACACTTCCAGAGGCCGGAATGGTGCCGGCGGTGCGATCTGAAGATATTGTGGATATTGGAAACTGTACCAAAACACGAGATAATTCTGCCGACCCTATGTTCGTTGAGGATGCTAGGGTCTGTTGGCCATATATAGAAAATACCTCAAGTATGTCAGCTGATCCCATATTCGAACCCGTAGCGCGGGTAGAAATATCGACGCCAAAAGCATTAGTTACAGTATTATCTTTATCCGCAATATACTTTTTAATAGCCATTATCTAATAGTCCCCTTGATGTCTAAAGCGGGATACTTTAGTTCATATACCGCATTTTCAGGCGCATAGAGTATTCTGCCATCGGCCGACACATATTGCCCTATATTTAAAGTCTCATCGGAATACCGGGCGCCAGATTTATTAGTTATTTCAACGTTAGTTACATCAACAATTTCTTCCAAATTATTCAATCTATCATATATTTTAGTTATATAAATTGGTTGTCCAATATCCATTTTTTCCAAAAATATCTGTTGTATCTCACTAATTGCAATGCTCAGCGCTTCGAATTTGTCTTGTGAATAATCTACAACAGCATTAAATTTAATATTAATATTAATTATCCTAGGGTCTAATATATCAATTGTATCATTCATCATCCTATATTGATTTAGCCACGTTTTTACGTTATTTTTTAATACCTGGCTACTGGTAATAAAATTGCCATCAGAATCTTCTGACAAAAGATATAAATTCAAGTTTCTTTTAAAGGAGTCGTGATCTCTTATAATTTTTGCGCGCTTAATTCTACCAAATTTAGACGGCATCCTATAAATCAGCGCTTCGTAGTCTTCTGCTGTCACTGCTCTATTTTGTGAAGCGAAAACATCATTGACTCTTTGCTTGAGTTCAGAAATAGTTGGAAGACTAACATCTCCCGTAATTGGACTCTCGTTTACAACCTCCAGGCTATCCCTTACAAAAGATATTTTACTAGAATTTACAGCGTTTCCTCCAAAAACATAAACCGGGTCAGATATCCCAGTCAGGCCGCGGGTTGCAACATTAACGTTTTCAGATGTATTTGTGCGATATGTAATTGTAAGTGTGGTGTTAGCTGGGGCAACTCCAAATTTATCGGTGGATAACAACTTAGAAGGGTCCATAGTTAAGTCATTCTCGTATGGGCGGCCGTGCTGTTTTAAAATAACGTTTGAAGGATGAGAAATATTATCCGTCTTCAAGGCAGACTGAGATCCGTACCCAAATTTGACCTCTAAGCGGCCATTTTTATTAAAAGTAGTAAATCTCCGAGGCACAGATGTTGTCACAATTATGTTGGGTATATATCTTCTCGTTGTGGGGTCTTTATTGACAACAGAGCGAAAAACAGTATCCTGTGACAAATAATCCACTTCATAATACTCATGGCCCTCGGTGTCGACAATGGAAATAATTTCTGTTATGTTTGGATCTGCGAGCTGTATACTTAAAAATCTCGTAAAATCCCCCACATTAAATATCTCATGTTTTTCCTCGCCCGAAACAACGCGGCCGAAGGTTTTCACAGCAAAAGCAGTTGGTGTCCCGTCCGAATCATTTGTCGTCGCTGTCACAATTTCGTTATCTGGATTTGCAAAATCAATATCATCAAGCAAACTAAATATTTGGCCCGAATCACTAGTAAATCTGGTTCCCTTTGCTAAAACAGGCAAATAGTCTGTGTCTGGGGCGGCGCCGGTGGAAGTCACCGGAACCAACACAAATATCGACACAACGCCAAAAGAGTTGGGCTTCAATGGTTGTTTATACCCCACTTGTTCACCCAGCCGAACAACATTATTGTATTCTATCGCGGTATCAAGAAACGACTCATTCGCTTGATAATCCAAATAAAAAGAAAGTACATCGCCAACATATGCAACAGTATCCATCATCAGTGAGCCGAAAGATGCCTCTGAAAAGTCCTTATGTACACCTGGATAGTATCTCTTAGCGTATTCTACCAAACCCTCTTTAATAGTGCCGAACTCTCTGTTGGTGTATCTGATTATTTTTTTATCTTTTTTAGACATAATTAATTAATATCCTCAGTTTGTAAAGTAATTGATGTTGATAAATTGATACTTGGAGCATCATATTCAATGAAGATCGATAGTGTGTGTGACTCCTCGCTTGAAGTACTTTGAGGGCCAAAAGAAATCTTATTAATCCTTATAAAGGGCATATATTTCCTTACTTGACTGTTAATTCTTTGGCGGATGGCCGGAATAGAATGCTCGCGGGGATCGAACAAAAAACGTCGTAATCCCACACCGAAATCCGGATTCATCACGCGTTCGCCAGGAGATGTTAAGAGCAAATTTTTAAAATTTTGCTTAACTTCTTCTTTATAAGACATCACTAAAGAATAGAGCCCAAAACGGTGATCTCTGTTAAGTGGTAGTTCTGGCCCTATTCCGTTCATATATTGTTCCTTATAATTGTTCCTCACAGTCAGATGCATCGTCATGTGTATCATCGTGAGTTTTTTCTTCTATTGCATCTATAAGTAGTAGCGCGATATAAATCATACCAGGAACTGTGCTGGGGAAAGGACCCCCAGGAAATGGCGGGGGAACGATGCCCCCACCGAAAGGTATCATACCTGGCATTAATGATGCCCACAGGCCAGGAACCAAAAAGGGCGAGTTAAAAATAGAATTAAAAACCTCTTCTGCATCTTCCTTTACTTGATTTATGGTTTCTTGGATTTCATCAGCCTTGGTCTTCGCGGCTGTATAGTCGCTTTCGAATTGCTGATAGTCTCCAATAATTATTTTTAACTCTTCAAAAGATTCTTGGAATTTTTCCCAATCTTGTTTTTCTTTGTCACTCATTTGATTTAACATCTGTTGAGTGGGTTCTCCGGCCGAGATCTCCCAAGACCCGACATTGCCAGGCGGGGTGCTAATGGTTATTAAACCCTGTATATCAGAGGGGAGAGTGTTTTTAAGAGTTGTAAGTGTAGAGGACGCAAGCTGTGCCGTAATTTCCAAATTCATCATTGAGGCTTCTGCTCCAGACGCAATTCCATCTTGTACTGCTTTCGTAACGCGCAGGCCGGTGTCCATTGCAGCAAATGTAGTTTGCGCGATGGCGTTGGCGATTTCGACAATTTTTCTTGCCATGATCACCGCCGGGTCAGTCACCTCGACGAAGCCCTTAAGAACCATCAGCGGCGCTTTGAGCAATATCATCAACATTTGCTTAGTTACATCAGATTCTAAGCCTCGCGTACCCCCATCCTTCCGAAGATTAAATTCTTCCAAAGAATTCGCAACAGAGGGAGGCAAATATTTAAAATCATCAGAATTTAATAAGCCCTCTAGGAGCATTTTAAGAGTATTTTTGGTTTCGTCTAATACGTCTGTTGGCTCCGGAATGAACTTTGACATACCTTCGCCGGCATATAAGAACCCCAAAGCCATATACCTCCTCATTGGCAACAAATGATCAAACATCAGCTTAAATTCCGGGGTGTTTTTTAAATCTCGGAGCAGGCCCGGGGCAACATTCTTATAAAAAAACTGTTGGGGGTTGTTGACTAAAGATTCCAATGCGCCGGGGGCTTGCGTTATATATTTAAAATCAACTTGACTAGGCTCCGGAAAATCGTGGTAACTTCCCAATTCTGAAACGGGTATTATTTTTTTGCCGTCGCCGAATGTTATTGATTGACTAGCCTCTATTGAGTTAATCTCTTTTTCGACTTCAACGATCGGAATCTGTAATTCTGTTAAAACCGAGCGCTCGGCCGGCATAAGTTTACCAGCTACTGATTTATGGCCAGACATATAAGGTCGATGGTTGTATAAGGATTTTACTTTTTTCAGTCCATCTCTTGCCGCGGCGTTGCCATAATATATATCCTGCATAACGCCGTCAAGTCCGATGCCCTTTGTTGGAAATGCGGTTGAATAACTTAACCTTAGCCCATAACTAACCTTACTGAAAAAGGCCCTTAGTCCATACTTGTTAAATATTTCCTTTAGGGGTTTAATCCCGGTTTCTTCATGCACCACATTTTCAATATGTCGCATAAATAGATTATTATAAAAATAGCTCCAAGCAGATAGAGGTATATAGCCAAACATATGGCAATTAAAAACATTTCGATGCTCCTGCCTAATATCCTCATTAAGGTGGTTCATCATATCGCCGACGTAATCAGATGCATCAAAAATTATTGTTGAGGCCTCCTCGCAAGGTTCAACCACCTGACCGTCTGAAACAAAAACTGTTACATTATAATTCTTTAAATCCGCCGGCTGGATTTCTTCAACTCGCACATACGGCTGAATTGTTATGTTTCCAAACTTGGCGTTAACTTCATTTCCGTATAACACTTCTTGGAAATTTTCTTTTCCAAATGCATCTGCATGGCCAAGCACAATCCTTTGGGCATCATAAATAGTTTTGTGATCCCTTTTCGCGATGGGGCCCTCCATGAGGCCGCTGGCGTTCTGCGCGTTGCCAAAATGGGTGCCCCGAAGATGAGGGATCGCTTGTTCTTCGTAGGCCCCAATATACTGGCCAGTATATTGGGGCTCAAAATAATCGCCCTCCGATATACCCGCATTAAACGTCATTGGAATAGAATGAAACTTTGATTTATTACCAGGCAGGCTATTAATGCCAAACAAATCAAAACTTTCTTCATTAGACATATCGTTGGGAACCGAAGACGCGGCCAACGAAGTGTGTCTACCCCCATAATTCATTGTATAAATATTATTTCTCAATTTAACATCTGCAACATATTCTAGGCCTTGGAGTT